ACATTATTAAAATTAATAAAGTATCAATCGAAGTGACCGAATATAATGACAATAAATAAACTTGCCCCATTAATCACAAGTCAACTACCTTCATATGCTCACGATAAATATCCAACGTTTGTTTCATTTATAACAACGTATTTTGAGTGGTTAGATGAAGAAAATAACTATTCATATTTCTTAAAGGATAAAAATCAGGTTCGATTGGTGTAGCGGTTGTAATTAAAAAATCACCATCTGTAATATTATCAATAATAATATTGGAAGTATTTAATATTCCAGTATCATAATCAATTGTACCAAAATATTCATCAAGATAAGTATATTTTGCACCATCAATTAAACTTTCATAATGGATTATAATATTACCCTCACCATCATCATCAAAATAACTTGGTAATCCTCTAAATGTAAATTCATTACTTAGAATTGTATTTTTAAAAATCGCACCATTAAAATCAATCACATAAGATTGTGAAGTTTCCAATGATGGTTTGGTTTGTTTTTCTAATGTAATATTATTATATGTACTAATGATTGATGGATCTGCATTTAATATTTGCTCATATAAAGAAGCATCTGAATAATAACCATCGAAACGTGATACTTGAAAATCATCATAATCATGAATAGTATCATTAACCAAATTTGCAATTTCACCAGCAGATTTATCCGTATCTAATGGTTTAAATTTGGTATTATTTGTTAAATTTAAGTATAAGAAATCAACATCAACAATTGTTGTATCAATGGTAACAATGTTATATTTGTGTAGTATTGTTTCTTGTATTTTCTCTTTTGCCTTAGATGATAAAATATTACCTATTTTTGGTTTAATTGAAATAAATACTCTACCATAAACTTTAGGATAATTATCTTCACCACCCCAAACATTAATAGATTGAATATTATTGTATTCAGCTAAAAGAACAGACTTATAATCTTCAATAGTTACCAAACGATTTTGACGTTTATAATGATGTGGTACATTGTATTTAAGTTCTTCTAATGTTTCTTCACCACGACCACCATCAGAATCCATTTCAGTATTGATGGTTACATCAACAGGCATTAAATCTCTACCAATTATATCTTTACCAATATAATCAAATAATGATGCATCATTACCCAATTCGCCTTTATTTTCGACATATGTTATTTCAATGTAATTTCCATCTTCAAGAGCTTTACCGTAAACATCATTGCCGAATAATATCTCATAATACCCTTTATCATCAGTAGTAATAAAAAATACTTGACTATCGCCATTAATTAACATAAAATCAGAAGCTAATTTATATGTATGATAATTGCTACTTGTATCACTATCATATACTTTAATTCTTATTGTACGATAATCAACATCTTTTGCTGTTAATCTGTATACTTGGTTCCAAGTTGAATTTTGTGAAATATCTTTTGTGAAGTGATCTGTAATATATTCACCTTCATATATTTCAAGTGTATCAGTCTGATAAAGAAAACCACTTGTTGCAATTGATTTGTTATAAACATACACATCATCAATTAAAATGAATTTTCTTATTAAACCTGATAGATTATTACCGGATTCCGCAAATTCACCCCGTTCAATTAAAAACTTTTCATCAGCAGGTTCATTATCTTCATTAATATCTAATTTGACATTAACATCAGCAATAGCAGAAAATGATGATTTTGGAATATAATTAAATAATTTGGCTTTACTTGTTAAACTTTCTCTTAAATTAGCAGAATCAATAAATGCTTCGTTGGCTAACAAATGAGCAAACGTTCCCATATAAAATGCATTATATGCCAATGAATCTAATATAACATCAAATCCAGAACCATAAAAATTATAATCTTTAAATTTTTCTTGACCTTTTAGAAACTCAATTAAATTTTCTTTTATATCATCAAAATCAAGTTTGTTTACTTTTAAATTTTTTCCCATTTTGTTATCTTATCCTATCTAAAAACAATACAGTTTGTTGTTCATTTACAATATTTATCGTTATGTATGATATTGTTATTCTATAACCTTCATCCCTAATTGATTCAACATCAATGTGTATTACCTCAATTCTCGGCATCCACGATTCTAATATATTTGTTATTTTTATTCTTAATTGTTCTTCTGTGATAATATTAATAGGTTCAAATAACATATCCCTAATACCAAGACATTTTTCGGGATGAAATTTAGCATCACCATTATTTGCCATTAATATATTATACATATTTTGTTCAATACTATTTTCATCAAATAATACGGATATATCACTGTTTAGTGGATGTGTATTAAATGTTAAATCTAAATCTGAATAAAAATTTTCTTGTGTTTGTCTCATTAAGATCCCTCAATCCAAACGGTTGATGCTCCGGTTATCATTACACTACTACAACTCGCCATAGCTCCGATATGTGCAGAAGGTCTACCGTTTACATAAACAGATGATGATCCCCTCGCTGTTGTTATCCCATGACAACTTAAACAGCAATGTGGTATGTAACTGTCCCCAACTCTGTGAACTGGTAGTAATTCCGCAAATACGTTAGAACTTGCAGAAATAGCAATTGATGGTGGATAACATTGATGTCCACTACATATTTCCGATATTCTACCTATTGGAACCGACAATGTAATTCTCCTTTATCTTATTTATCATTCTGTACATACCGGACAAGATTGAATTGGTTCAGACACAAATGGTTTTTCTTCTTCATCTTCTGGACAAATATCACATAGTTTTTCTTCTTTTATGATAATTTCAGGCTCATGATAAACGTTATCAAGTTCAGGTAATTCATGTCTAACTTTACATTGTTTTTCATACATAAGTTTGTCCATACGTTTCAGGAATCCTTCTATATCATATTCTTTCCAATTAATAATACGTTCTGTAATAATTTCCTTAGTCTCCGTACATGGTGGACATAATGGTGATTGATCCGGTAATTCTACTTCAACATATGAAACATCATATTCGGTTCTTTGTAGATTTAATAAATCAGGTTTATCATAATCCCAATTATTAAACACACAAATTTTAAATGCTTTTTCAATAAAAACGTATGGATATTGAATAAAATATGCTCTGACTATGAAATCATATTCTTTGCCAAGTGGATGTATTCCGGTTTCATCATCATATCGTTTCCAGTTCCAACTTGGTGTTTCATCATCATCACTTTCACAATCTTGTTCTCCAGGAACTCCATATATAATTCCAGCAGATTCAAATGTAAAATCTTCCGGTTCATTTGATATATCTAATGGTAATTTACCGTTTGTTATTTCATATGCCACGGGTTGATTGCATGGTGGAATTTCAACAATCGGCCACTCACCATCCATAGCTTCACCTGAATAAGAATACATCCTTGTGAATACAATACCATCATAATCTGTGAATTCTACCAACACACTATAATTACAAGAATATAGGTTTTCTAAACAGAAATAATAATCCCCAACAACACCATCATAGTTAAATACATTAACCTGACTTTGTAAATATGATGTTCCTAAATCAATTACATTACCATCAAATATTTTAAATAATTTTAATGTGGCATTTGGTAATGTACCTGAACCACTATCATTAACAATATTCACCTTGAATGTAATTGTTTCATTCTCAATCATATCAAATGAATATGTGTCAACATCACCAAATCCATCCAAATGACCCTCATATATTATATCAGCATCTAAGGGTATTGTATTTTCATTCAATTCACAAGACATTATCCAAACTCCAAGACTAATTCACCATTAACAATAGCATCAGCTTCTTCACTACTATATAATTCAAATTCAAATGTATTTGTAGTATTTAGTATAGAAAATGAATTCTCACCAGTACCCATTAATTTAAAATCATCTAATGGAATAACAGGGAATGTTTCTAAATCTACATTAATTTCTGCTCCATCTTCACCAACATATTCTTGAATATAAACATCTTCACCTGAATTACATTCTAAGTTAAATAATTTTTCAGTTGCAAATGAAATTTTATCAACTACAAAATTATTACCCATCATTTCAGGTCTTATTATAACGTGATAAATATAAACACTATCATCACATATCGCTTCAACTTTACCAAAGTAAGGCATAAATTCAACACATCGTTCAAAGTTTTCATACTCTAAATCAATATCACCATCTTCTGTCAATGGGTTGAATATATTTTCAATACAACCATCTTCGGTTATCCAACTAATTCCAGGCAATGATACGTCAAGTTGTGCTAAACGTGCCATTTCACCACTTGCCATAGTCCAATATGTAGGAGGACGATATAAATGTGCTAATGCAGATTGACCACTTTTAATTCTATTCGGTTTTATAAGAACAGTAGTTGATAACTCAAATCTAAATTTTTGTCCATTAGTAGAATTTAATTCCCAAGGTCCAGTCACTCGTAATAAGAACTTCATAACTTGACCATTCTTTGTACTTCTCGCAGACATTCCAGCTTCACTTAATAAATCAACAGGTTTTACCATTTCACCTGTTTTAGCAAAATAACCAAAACATTCTGTGAATATTGCAGAAGCAAAATCAAATATAACATTATCGCCTCTTGGAATTAAATATCCAGGACAAAATCTCATATTCTCGTTAGCTTCAAATGTAAAGTATCCTTGTTCTCCACCACGATTTAATTTGAATGGATATTTCCAATCAGATTCATCATACGATAAACTAATAATAAAATCTTCACCAGTATAAAAAGTATCCACCAATGATGGAAGTGTTAAATCAACTGTGAATTTTTGTTCCATACGTGATACAAAATCATCAACAGGTTCCCACCATAAAACAATTCTCTCGCCAGTTGTTATAACAGGTTCAAGTTCATTAACCCTTGGTAATTTAGTTGGAATTGGTGTTCTATTATATAACCAATATAAATCATCGTGAACACAATCCTCACCCTCTCTATCTTTTCCATCAATACAAACTAATGGTTCACAAAATTCAAGAACATCATCACATGACCCATCCATTTCACCAAAAGCCATATATTGCTTGTCTATGTATGATTTAACATATTCACCATGATAGGCAATAGGTTCAAATCTAATTCCAGCCGTTAGACTTGTATGGAATTGTGTATCTTCATCCGGACCACATCGACCCCATACTTCCCTGTCTTGTGGTCTAACATCAAAAATTAATGGATCATCATTTTCACCAAATTGATTTGGTATTGGACAACAATCTGTACAGAAATTCAATCCACCAGCACCACCCAAACCATCATACATAACCTGTGAACCGATAATTGTATCTAAAATAAATATAGGATAATATAAAATTCCTGTCTCAGATTCAGCATATTCACCTGTCCACATAGAATCAAATGCTAGTGAAGGTCCGGCAATGGTTGTGAATACAACACTCATTGATTGACCATTGATTAATGAATTAGCCTCAAATATAGTGAACTCTAAATTAAGTGCTTCTGTTTTAACTTCCTCACCTGTCCAATTACTATATGGTGTAAAAGAAATTTCTCTTGATAATCCAGCATCAGAATATTCACCACCAATAGCAATATAATATTCTGTTTCTTCAATTAATTCATCAATTTCAGCACGTTCACCAGCGTATGATTTTGGAGCAAAATATATGGCAGGTATTGTACTCATTGCACCATTACTATATTCACCTGTATATGTTCTAGGGAATAATACTAATGATGTTGCCACAAATGCATCAGAATATTCACCACTATCAGCATTTGGTTCCAAATCATCCGGTGAATTTGTTTTAATATCAGCATCAGCTTCTTCACCTGTATTATAATCAACAGCAAAAACAGTATCTAAATTTAATACACTAAATTCGGCATATTCACCTGTATAAGTAATAGAACTCAAAGCATAAGTTACATTTAAATAACTTGACCCCAATTCACCACCATACATAGAATCCAATGTTAATGCTGGTGCTTGGAAAATTTCCAAATCAGTATCAACTTCTTCACCAGTATCTATTGTTGGATTTTCTAATTCAATTAATGGATCATCTTTTAAATCAGCATCAACTTCTTGACCGGAATACATTAATGGGTTTAATATTGCAGTAATTGCAAAATCAGCATCAACTTCTTCACCTGTATAACTATCTGTTATTGGATTAATTGGTCCGATAGTTTCCATATCAGCATCAACTTCTTCACCTGTATAAGTGATATCTGTTCCAATAAAAATTGAACGATATATATCGGTTTCACCATATTCACCTGAAAGATTTTGAATATCAAAGGTAACAAATGGTCTAGTAAAGAAATCAACATCAGCTTCTTCACCTGTATATCCCTTCATGTTTGTGAATGAAATATCTAAACCTAAATTAGTTAAATCGGCACTTTCGCCTGTATAAGTAGGATCTAATGGTAATTTTAAACTACCAAGAATAGTAGCAGACGCACTTTCACCAGTAGAAGCATCAAGTGTTATTGATGAACATATATAATTCCACGGTCTATTAAAAGAAAATACGTGAGGTATTATATCAATTGGTTGAGGATTTGTTTCACTATCACATAAAGTGATATCAAATTGGTAATTTTTTCCAGAAATATGTAATGCAGTTGAAATGGATTCACCTGAATAAATAGGCTCCATTCTATATATGATTTCACATGGTTCTAAATAATCAAGTTGAATATTGGTTAAATTTTTATTTCTTACATTAATATTACCATCACCACAAATATCAAAATTAAATTCTTGATTTTTGAAAGTGATAATATCAAATTCACAACTTTGTCCAGTATTAATAAACATACCACATGTTTCAGATAATTCAATATCATCACCATAATCCCATAAATCACATATAGCGAAATTATATTCATAATTTTTATCTTGTGTGAATTCAATAAAGGTATTTTCACCTGTATATGAATTATTGTGAGTACACACATTATTGTATTCCCAATTTAATTCTTTATCACATAAACCAAAATTAAATGGTAATTCTGGTGAAAATGGAAATATTTTTAAATCATCTAATACACTTTCTTCACCTGAATATAAGACAGTAGGATATAATTCAATTTCAAAATCAAAATTAAATGATGATGATGGTGAATTATATTCACTGAATTGATATGAGTTATTTGGTGTATATGCCATTAGCTAGGAATTACTGGAAATTGAGTTATTGGTTGTATCATTCCTTCTACTAATTCCCATGTTACACCACTATCTGTAATTTGATCACCATTTCCAACTGTCCATGTTGGTTCACTTGTTCCGGTTATACCTGCAATAATACATTTATAATAATATGGTATTGTTGTTGGATTAGTTGGAAAAACCAAATCGTCCAATAATGTGATATTTGATTCTATCCAACTGTCCCCAATTATAGGCGATACGGTTACCATATGTGTATCAGATCTTTCAAATGGAATAGTTAAATCAAATGTGCCACTTGATGTAATTTCTTCGGCAGACAATGAACCATCACTCATTAACCATGCTCTTGCCAACCAATTCACAACATCAAAACTTTCTGTTATGGTTCCGGAAATTGTTCTAAATTGTGTATTTTCATATATAATCAAAGTATCTTTTATACTTTGATCATTTGCTGTTATCCATTCAACAGGTTTACTTGATGTTCCAATTCTAACTTCTTGGATGATACCATTGAAACCAACATCATTTGGATCAGCACTATATCCTAATCCAATATGAACATCATCTGACCCCATATTATATGATGTTACAAGAGTTTGAACATCTTGTGTATCAATAGAAGAATCTGTATATGAATCAATAGCAGTTAATGCAGTACAAACAAATGAATGTGATTTGAAATCAGCAGTATAATCTACTATACCTGTCCCCAAAATATTAACTAATCTACCACCATCCCTCATATAATGTTCTAATCTAACATCATTTGATGTATTTCTTAAATATAAATTTTGTGAAAAACCAGCAGTACCCCAAACCGCATTTTTTGATATAATTGTAGCGTATTTTTGATCAACAGGGTTCCATGTTGTTAATGGTCTAATTGTATTTTCTATAAGATAACCATCAACAGAATCAAATAATGCATTATGTGGAATATTAATATATTCTGTTGTACCATCAAAAGATAATGCCTTACCTATTCCACCATCAATTATATTAGATGAATCCATATTGATCATAGAACCATCTAACGCATTTGCTGTACTATCCGCACCATCTGAACTTAAATGATAAACAGCAGTATATTCTGTCCATACATCTTGTGCAGGACTTTCACCAGTAATACCAATATCATGATTTTGAATTATTGCTATTGATTGATTATATATTTCTGTAATTTCCGGTAATGATAATACATAATCAAATATGGCAACTTCATCAATTTTTACATTAGCATAATTAGAACTTCCATTGCTACCAATGAAAAAATTTGTTTCATCCCAAGTAAAACTTTTACTTGAAGTTACATTTACACTTTCAACCAAACCATTAATATCATATATGTATAATGTATGACTTGTTCCATCTTTTGTTAATGTAAGAAAATATGTTTCATTTAATGTTAATGTATTTGTTGATGTTATTATTGTAGCATCTTGATACCATACAACAACATGACCCGTTGCATCAACTGTATATTCATAATTATATAATCCTTGATTAGAAAATGCTCCATAAGTATTAAACGCAGGAAGATTAACTAAACATGTATATGTTAAATCCGTTGAATCCATGTCACCCGAAAATATAAATGGTGCAGAAATTATTTGATCTACACCATCCAAATAAACACAAGCATCACCATCATCAACTAATAATCCACTTTGATTTAATGTTGGTAAATTTATATAAGTACCATTATATGACCCCATTTCATCAAAAGCTGTACTTCCTGTTGATTCACCTAAACGCCAATATGCAACAGGCTTTAAACTTTTTACATATATTGAATAATTGTGTTCCATTTTAGATAATGTTAATAATGTATCATCATTTGAATAAACATAAGGAACTTTAACCCATAATTGAGCTTGATTGTTATTATGATCCCATCTATCAATTTCAATTGAACATGATTCTATAATGTTATCTAATGTGGAATTATATAATTCATTAACTTCTGCAATATTTAATGTTTGATTAAATATTGCAACTTCATCAATAGTACCAATAAACGGTTCATCATTCCCTAAACCACTAAGAGCACTTTGAAATGACCCCGTATAACAATTAGATGTTCCAATAGCACAATTACATGTTCCATCATGAGTACCAATAACAGCAGTTTCATCTACAATTAAAACACCATCAAGATATATTTGAATTTTGGAATTTGTTACATCCAAGATCCAAACAATATGATATATTTGATTTAGTGATAAATTACTTGTGGCATATCCCCAATTTGTATTAGATGAATTTGAGGTTACACCAATACTTAATTTAGAATCAACTATACCAACACCAAATCCGTTTCCATTTCCACCCTCTTTAAATATTATTTGATTTGATGTTAAATCTTCAAATTTAACCAAACAACTAATAGAAACTTGATTTAATTCATCAGATCCAATATCAATAAAATCAATACCATCACCAGTAAAACGCATAGATTTATTTACATCATTAACTAATAATCCGGATTGATTAATTACAACACCAGCATCAATAGCACCATTATAATTATTTCCAGATAAATCATAAGCAGTAGTGCCAGTTATTTCACCCAAACGCCAATAAGCATATGGATTTAATCCCATAACTACTTTATTGTGTTTTGTGTGTGATTCAACTTTTAATAAATTTAAATCTTCTGGTAAATCTTCTGCATCCCATTCAATATTACCGGAATTTAAAATAAAATTATCATATTCAACTTTAATTGAATGATCAATACTCCACGTTCTTATATCAAGTTGAAAATATCCTATTGATAAAGCACTTGAAATACCTGAACCAAAACCAACCCATGTAGTACCATTCCAATAATAACCAGTTATAACACTTCCAGTTCTTGTTAGTCTTAATTTTCCACTTAAATCATTACTACCACCAGTAATATTAGTAATATCCGTACCAGTAAATAAATACGGACCGTTACTACCACCATATCTTGCCATAGTAAAATTTTCGATAGGGAATAATAATGGATCGTGTTTATCTGTTATAAAACGTAATCCAAATTCCCAACTATCGCTTAGAACTGGAATACCATTGGGTATATTGAAATTAACCTGAACATCAAAATCACCACTTACTTTATATTTAGATCTAATATAACCATTACTAATATCAGTAATAATATCCATTTTAAGTTCATTGTTTAATATTTCAATATCAGCTATTGTATTTGTAACGCCACCTATATCCAATTCAAAATCAACATCCATCCACAATTTACTATCAGGCTGAGTATTATCTTCACCCGTGAAATCATCATCAACACTTTCCGGAAATGCAAAGTGATTAAATAGATCTGTTGAATCTATATCAGTTGAACCAGAAGTTGTATCAAAATTTAATAATACTGGAAAATCAGATAAATCATTTGAAATTTCTGTATTTGGTATTGTTAGTTTATATAAATTAGGCATTGTAATTATCCTTACAGATGTGGATCGTCAAATTCGGCTGGAACTATTGGTGCATGAATTCTATAACGTGTTGTTATGTTATCAGGTAATAATGCCACAATATCCAATTTTTTATTACTGTATGTATAAAATGTATATTCACCAGTAGAATCACTTATTGTTTCACCAACCTTTTCACCTGTAATATTATCATAAAATCTTACAATAGATGATACACCCTGACCCTCTAATAATGTAAAACCAAATATTTTATGTCTTGTTGAAAAATGATAACGTGAATTAATTTGCATATCTTGAATAGCATATTGATATAAAGCAAGTTCAGATAAACTACCATCCGTTGTATATGTATATGGATCTAATGACATTAAATGAATACCGCCAGGATCTCCATTTGTACCTAATAGTGGTGCTATCATTTCATCCACAACATTACCATCAATGGTCATATATAATGTAGTACCGGAACGTCTAAATACTAAATGATGCCATTTACCATCAGTATAGTTTTCACCATCCGGAGAGTGTAATTGATATTTAATTGATTCATTACATTGAATAACGCCCGATGTTTCATTTTCAAATTTAGAGTTTGCATATACTGTTAAACCTCTATGATTTGGTTTATCTTCATGGGATGTAAAAATAACACCTTTATGATTTTGATCAATTTGAAACCAAAATTCAACAGTATAATTCTGATTTGTTTTCAACATGGGAATATAATTACTATATGAACCACCACTATTGTAAATATAACCAGTACCACCATTATTGAAATACGTTGACATAGAATCCTGTATGTGTTCGGGTCCAGGATTTCCCTTTACATAAGAATTATAATATGTACCATTTATTCCACCAACGGTATTATATATAGTATTATTTAATAATGATGTATCATTAAAACGCCAATAATATGTTGGTTGATCTGTTTTAATTAAATCGACATATTGTTTGGTTTTTCTATAATGGTTTGATACTTGTTCTTTTGTTAATACATAATTATATATAGCAAATTGATCAAATTGTAAATCTTCTGTAGTATAATCTGTTAATGGATTATTACCACCATTACCAAAAAGAAACCATTGTTCACCTGTAATAACATTTGGTGGAGAATCAAAATAATTGGCAGTTGATGTACTAATATTTCTTCCATTTAAATACATTCTCAATGTAATTTTATATTCATTGACATCTATTTGTTCAGTACCATAAGTTAAAACATAATGATTTACCACATTCCAAAGGGGCCAACTATTAGATTCACTATGGGTTACAGTACGTCCACCAATAATAGCTTTAAGACTATCCGTTGTATTATATAAATCACTATAATAAATATTGATTTTTGAACCTTTTTTAACTAATGGAGTATATTTATGTTTATAATACCATTCATTATTATTTGCAGTTCTACTTGCTTGTTTTTTCTTGACAATAAATTCAATAGAAAATTGTTCCATATTATAATCTGAATTATGGGGAATGTTTGCATATATTGGTGAATAATCCCCATTTGGTTCTGATACTTCGGCAACTCTAATTGAATGTTGATCAGATGGTTCTATTGGATTTAAAGATATATATTCTAATTCATAATTATCACCAACGGTAAACATTGGATTTTTATTTGAATTCATTTCATCAATAATTTGTCCACCATGATCTAAATTGGAATCTAAATCAAATGTGTGGAAACTTACTGGTACATCATTTTTTACTGTTGTTTTATAACCTGCCATTTCATATTCCTATATATTAACATACATATTTATGATTATTTAATATAACAAAAAAAGCCCACAAATCTTTCAACTTGTAGGCTTTTAATCTTTGTATTAATTTAAAAATCTAAATTAACATGTGGCTCTTGTAATTCTTAATTGGTTAGCCAAAATCTTTGGCGCACCATCACCAGCCGATACTGATTTTGATGTAGTCAATGGAGCAGTATATAATAAATTACCACCTGTTGAAGCATCATACAATCCAGCACCCACAATAGTTCCCCATGTTGCACTAGGCACACCATAAGTAATATCATTTGCGTTAGAGTATTCCAATCCTGCAACATCCCAATTTACTGCACCAACGGGAACAGATTGTCTTGTGTAGTTTGTACCAGTTGTTGATACTTCCGCACCACCTGACCCTGCAAGGTTTGGTAATGTTAAAAATAATGCAACAAAAATATCAGTATAAACTGTCCAATCAATCCCATGAAAGACTTTCTTCATAAATCTATGATGTTGAAAATCACTTGTTGTAGCACTTGCCATAATAATTTCTCCTAAAATATTTATTTAATCATTGTAATAGTATTTATAAAACAAAAAAAGGGTGAGCAAAAAATGCCACCCTTTTAATATTACTTACATATTATTGTTATTATTACAGTAAGTTTGTTACAGCAACTTTGCGGTAGTATACATTCTCGCCAGTAGCAATACTTGTGAAAGGATTACTAACCATACCATAACGGGTTTTGAAACCAATGATAGGTTGGAACGTATCTTGACTAATTGCGCTCAATTTTTGTAATGGAACATAAGGACAATAGAACATACCAGCATCATACTGATTCGCACCCTTATAACCAACAACATAAAAATCAGTTGTAGCATATGGATCAACATAAACTTTCATGCGACCACGATACACACCTGCGAAAGTAGCACCAGTTGGATCAACAGTTAAGTTGTTGTCTAATTTATTACCTTGATTGTCTAACGCACCAGCTAAATGTAAAGCACTTGCAACATCAGCAGAACATAAGATAAAGTTACCTTTTCCTCTACGTGTTTCAATAGCAATCTTATTCGCATCACGTTCAATGTTAAATAACAATCCTTTGAATTTTTCAACAGACCAACGACCATCAGCATCAATATCTAAATCGAAAACTCCAGGAACGGTAGTATCAGAAGCACCTTCTACGGCCGCATCATATACGGTACGAACAACTTGACGGTTAATTTCTGAAATGATTTCAGTTGAAAGAATATTTGATAATTCGTTATCAGCATCCAGACCATGAATAGCACGTAAATCTTGAGCTAATTCCATTGAGTAAGTAGCTTTTAACTGTCTTGATTTAGCTTCAACGCTTGATTTCTCGATTGAGAAAGCCATTTCATTCCAATTATCACTTCCTTCCGCATCAGCAGTAGGCATACCTGTACCTGTTGCAGTTGGATTTGGAGCATCACCTGTATGCGTTCCAGCACCAGAGAAAGCGGTGTTAGCTTCGTCCATAAACGCTTCATCACCAGATGGAGTGTTATAACGTGATTTCATGGCAAAGATTAATCCTGTTGGACCGGACATAGGCTGAACACCTAATAGGTCAAACGCAATCAATTTTGGAGCCATACGTCTTACAAGGCTGATTAAAATTGGATCATAGTTATCAACTCCACCAGCACCAACGCTATTTATAGGTTCTCCGGCTTCGTTAAGTGTTGCTTGCTTACTAAATGCTACTTGATTTTCAAGTAACTGAGCAGTAACTTTTTGTTTATAGTTATCTTCAATGTTTTCAAACTTGTCATTGTTAATAACTTCGTCCCAGTTCTCTACTAGAACATTTAATGGTTTTGGCATTTTGTGTCTCCTAAATTTTTTTTTATAATCTTTTAGTTATTTATACTTTCGTATTTTTATAAGCGTTTTGCTAATTTTGAAATGTAATCTTCATTCAAAGATTCAAGTTTTATCGCTTCATCTACTTTTTCTTTCTTTTTCTTTTTCAAGTCAGTAGAATCATCATCATCCTTGTCTCCATCATCATCATCATCATCTTTTTCTTCTTTGAAGTAAGACTCACGGATGATTTTAACTTTTTCATTGAATGTTTCATCAGAACCAAATTCAATACCTTCTACAAGTGTATCCAATTTTTCGATCTGTGATTCAGTTAAACCGTCTGAATATTTGTCGATAATAATTCCACGTTTGAAATCTTCAATTGATTCTTTAAGTTCACCAATTTTAGTAATTGATTCGGCTAAATCACCTTGTAGTTCATTGATTTTTTCATCAGCTTTAGCAACAACATCAATTGATTCTTCATCAAGGTTAATGTTATTATCTTCGTATAGATCTTTCAGACCTGAAACAAATCCTTCTAAGATTTCGCTTTTGATACCTGCATCCAGAGCAATTTCGTTATCTTCTACCCAAGTTTCAACCACATAATCAAGGTATGAATCAATTTTTGTTTCCATATCTTCTGTGATTTCTTTTTTGTGTGATACTAAAATTCCATCTTTTTCAGCTTCAAAACTTTCATTTAATTTAGTTTTTAATTCAGATACCTTTGATGTAATCATTGATTCCATTTTAACCATGAATTCATTTTGATTATCATCAGCAATATCAACACCTTCAAAAAGAATTGTTTTATCTTCGTCTGTGAATAATTTTGGCATTGTTAATTTCTCCTAATAATAATTAATTATTTTTATATATTTTATATATTTATAAAATTATATATTTGTAATGACTTTTTGGAATATTTTTTCCATAGCATCTTCATTGAACTGTCTTTTGTGTACAAGGATATTAACTTCATCTTGAATTTTTTCAATATCTTGTTCAACTAATACACCATTTTCAAAAATCCATTCTTTGTTTTCCATGATACCATTAACAAATGCATCTGGTGCTGATGGATCAAATACAGTATCAACAGCGGAAATCCAATAGTCATTTTGTACAACATTAGAACCATTAGATTCTTTTACAGTACCTAAACCTCTTGAACTAACACCTAATTGAACACCATCTTCAATCAAATTTTTAACAATTGACCCCATTGGAGTATTTAAAACTTTCGCTTTACCAATCCAATTATTACCATCTTCTTTTAAATGTGTAATTAAATGACATGCTTTTTCAGGATTAACAGTTGCTTGTGTAGGATGATTTAATTCGCCCAATGATCTATGTTTTTGTACATATTTCTCATTATATTGTTTTACCGCATGAGACATAACACTTTTTGGATAAACACGACCATTTCTATTTTTAAGTGTATCTTGCATAAATACACCCTCAATATACATTGTCTTTTTACCTTCACTTTCTGTTATGATATTTGATTGAATATCTTCAAATTCTTCTCGCATTAAAATCATGAGATTGTACCACCTTTTTTACGTTGTGTTTTCTTGGTCTTTTTAGCTACACGTTTTTTAGCAGAGGCCGAACGTCTACCACCTTTCTTCCATGCTTTCTTAGCTTGTTTTTTTAGTTTATGACGTTTTCCAGCAGATAGTTTTTTAACACCACCCTTACCATCAGACTGTAAAGATTTTAATTTACGTGTATCTTTTTTACGAATACGTCTACCACCACCCAAAACCTTTTTTAAATAAGTTTTTTCGGCAATAAATTCTTCGTTTTCAAATTCATTTGAATCTAAATATTCCATGATGAAACTTGTATCATCTTCCGATAATAAATCATCATCTTCATATTCTTCTAAAATGATGTCAAATAATCGTTCATCGTTTAGATCTTCAAATAAATCTTCATTGAACTCTTTATATGAAATCATTTTTTGAATAGTTCCTTTGCAATTTGATTTTTACGCCAATCAATATATCCACCAATCTTTTCTTTGATTGTTGCAATTACATCATGTTTAAATTCTTCTGGTTTTTTGTTTATTACGTTGTCTACATAGCTCATATTTTTATCCCCTTAAAATTCTTCTTCTTTTGGTTGATATTGTTTTACAGTTTTTTCTTTTTCAATCAATTTATCTTCATATTCCATTTCTTCCTGTGTTTGTTTCAATACAGTTTTTCTAACGGTATCATTAGATAAATATTTTCCTATTACTCCATTATTATTTATAATTTCGTAAGTGTTCATACGTTCTTGAAGTATTTCAACTTCTTTTAACTCGGCAAAATAATTGTCCTCGTTATAAACATATTTAATATCCTGAACAATATTTTCCCATTCTTTTGGTTCAATTATTTGTTTTAAAATTAAATTGGTTCTTAATAAATCTTCAAATAATCCTGAAAATTTAACTCTCAGTCTATTAACAAATTTATTGAATCTTAATTCATCCCTTGTAATTTCGGATGTTCTACCTAAATTAAATGATGCACTATCATCTTGAAATCTTGATAATGGAATACCCAAAGACTTATATAATTTGGTTTTCATGTAATTAACATCTTCCAATTCACCCAAGTTTTGACCCCCAGGTAGTGTTGAAACTTCTGTTCCTTTTCCACCTTCTCGTCTTGGTAACCAATAATCTTCCATGATTGATTGATAGTTTTTACGATTTGAAATAGCACCAGTATTTACATCATAAGTAATCTTAGTAGAAAACTTATCCATAACATTTTTTAAATATTGTTCAGCTTTACCAGTTGGTAAAGAACCAACATCAACATAAAAAATACGTCTTTCGGGAGCACGACTTACACGATAAACAATTAAAGAATCTTCCATCATCTTTAAATTGTTAAATGGTTTAATAGATTTATACAAATAACTTAAAATAACCAAACCATCAGAAGAAGCTAATCCAGATGTTACATATGTAATATTTTCTTTGGCAATCTTAACAGCACTTGTATCTGCATAGCTATTTTTACTTTTAATAGCCAATTTATCATAAATATAATATTCGTTTATATCTTCTGTTTTATATAGAGGAACAGCGTCAGTTGTTGTACTTTTAACCTCACGGATTAATTTAATATCCAATGGGTCAATAGGCATTAATTGTGTAATACCTTTTTTAATTTTATTCTTATCGATCATTTTATGGAAATAAATTCTTCCATCAATATACCATTTTTGGAATAATCCATATGCATCATTTTTAAAATTTAATAATCTTAAAATTTCATCAAATTCTTCTATTAACCTTTCTTTCATTTTTTCAGAAAGTATTGATGGTTCAATAGCATCAAGATTTAAACTTACAATATCGGCAAAATTATCCGGAATGATTGCTTCATTTACAACTTCTTGAATACCTTCATCAATATATTGGTTTAATGCTAAATTTCGATATGTTACAATTAAATTGTAATCATCAGTAGGAATATTATCCAGATTGATAATATGTTCATTTTGACTTGCAAATCCATCTTGATTATGGATCTCAATTGCCCCATCTTCTTTATGGGGTTGTACAAATGTAGTACCCTTTGGGTTATTCCCAACGATTTTCTTTATATTCCAGCCAAATAATTCCATAGTAAACCTATTTCAAATTGTTATAGAAGTATTTATACATATAAAAAAGGGTAAACCAAAATTTACCCTTTTTATATTACTTGATTTTAAATATCAATATCGTTTACTGTCCAATAGTTAAATTCCCATGTTACCGAAAATTCACCAATTGTATCATTAGAATCATATGCTAATGCCAGCTCACCAACTTCTGTTGGAAAAGCATTAATTAGTTTATACGTTCTAACCGGATTACCAGTTTCATGACTCAATAAATCCAAAACAATAGTAGCATAATACTCACTTGGTTTAATATAACCAGTATTAGCTTCATGTGCTGAAATTTTTGATAACCAATATTCAAAAGATTTACGATTTACCATATCGTTATCCTCATAAAAATCAGTTGTCCATGATGGAAACTCCTTATCACCAGCGATCTTAATCTTACGACCCATATAAGACACATCTGCCAAACCTAAATTACTAGGTGGCAAACTTGTTGACTTACACAAGTATGATGATTTGGTAGCATTAACCATAAATGGACTTGCAATTGATACCTTAAATAAATTTGGTCTATAACCACCATGTTCAAAGTTGGCTATAAACTCATTAACTCCAATTCCCATTACTTACTCCTTATTAAAATTTACCAACGATTTCATCAAAATCAACACCATTACGAACCGCAACAAAGTTTAATTGAATGAAATTAATTGAGTTATTTGGTTTAATGTAAATATCACCAACAAATTCAGAACGATCAATTACTTCGCCTGTATTATTAGTTTCATCACACACTACACGGAAATCATTAATTCCCCTACGACCTTGAACATCACGTAAATATGGCTCAACTTGTGAAACAAATTGTGCTCTTGTAAATGCATCATTGAATTCAAATAATTGATATTTGGCAGATCTTGCAATCGCTTTTTCAAGTACAATAAACAATCTACGAACGTTTAATTTTTGGAATAAACTTGGTCTTGCTAATTGAGTTCTATCACCATATAGTAATACTCCCTCACCAACAAACGATACAACCGGATTTACATTCGATTGATATAGTTCATCACGATTTCCCTTATTTGGATTTAATGCTAATTTAATAACATTTTTAATCTGTCCACGATTAAATCCAGCAGGACTCCACCAAGGATCACGGGCTAAATCACTTTGAGCACAAACACCAGCCATATCAGCATTTAATGGAATCCAACGATATTTGTCATTGTGAACATCATATTGATATTTCCAACCACTATCCATAAATCCGTATGAACTTGAAATGTTGACATTGTTTCGTGTATTAACACAATTTTCTACCGCTAACGTTTCGGGTTGATTAACAACATCTGAATATTTTGGACTGAAAAATGCAACACAATCTTTTCTCCAACTTGCAATATTTTCAACTACATGTTTAACAACAGTTGTATGTGAATTCGGACCGATACCTTCACCAGCATCACCAATAATAAGTAATGATACATCAACAACTTCTGAATTTCGGAACATGTCCCAACCTTCAATTAATGCACTTTCATCAACATTTGCTGAATCAACACCACCTGTAAATTGTTTATCCCAAGCACTTGCTAGTGATTGATATTTACTGTTTAAAGCAGGGGTATTCCAAATAGCATCATAATCTGCTCCTGGAGTTACAACGGCAGTACCAGTAGCTTGAACGCCATTTTCAATAGCAATATCAACAACAGTTGTACCATCAATATAATCTGAACCATTTACAACAATATTTACAGCATCAACTGCAAATTGAACAGTAACGGTAGCAGTAGCAATACCACTATTAAATGCGATTGTAGCACTTGTATACGCTGAACCACCATTTGTGATATTTACAACATCAACTTCAAATGTAAGATTACCAGTAGCAACACCACCTGATCCACCACCAGAAGTAGTATCCGGATCGATTACAATAGTTGTATAACCTGACCCTGCATTTGTAACTATGATTGTATCAATTACATTACCAGTTTCAGAACCAACCTCAGCAGTTGCACCAACACCATCACCTGTTACGGCAATCGTATCACCAACATTATATCCTGCTCCACCATTTGAAAGTGTAATTGAATCAAGTTCACCATCACTTGTTAAAACAGCAGTAGCAAGAGCACCTGAACCATCACCATTTACAGTAATTGTTGGAGCAATTGCATATCGATCATTAAGAGTAATGATAACATCATCCCAAACTTCACCTGTACTTGCTAAAACAGCAGTAGCAGTAGCACCTGAACCATCACCAGTAATAACAACTGCGGGAGCAACAGTATAACCATCACCACCATCAATAAGACTGATTGATTGAATTGATCCACCAACGGCAAGATCTGCACTATCTGGAACTTCTAAGAACCATACATATTCTGATTCTTTGTTTAAAACACTACCATAAAAAATTGGTTTACCGTCTAAATCAACAGCATCACTAGCTTTTGATAAGAATTCATAAGTTTCAAGAACTGCTCCAGGAACACCAGTAAAATTACCTAATGTATCTAAAACTAAAATATGTACTTCATCATTTTCACCACCAACATTTCTAACATAATCACTTGTTTCTGGTTTATTTGGTAAAACATCACCATAATCCAAAGCAACTTCATCATATGTGTTATTATCAATAACAATTATACGAATGGTATCACCTTTTGATCCTGGATATTTTGATGCCATAAATGAAGCATCTCCCAATGGAGTACCATAAACTTCGGTATAATGTGTTGAATTTTTAATTAAAATACCTGTTCCAACAACATCAGAATTTAAAGCAACCGCATCATCGACTACACGAACAATATTCAGATTATTTGAATAATCCAAAAAGTTTGAACATGAAAACCAATCACGGTAATTTACATCATTTGGTTTACCAAACCACTTTTGTAATAATTTCTTATTTTCTAGTGTGGTGTAATCCAATACTGGACCCCACTCAAACTGACCAACAAAAGCACCACCACTTGTTCCAACGGCAGGTACAAATCCTGTTAAATCAACTTCACTAACATTAACACCTGGAGATAATTGAAATCCCATTAGTATTCTCCTTCCTATTCAATTAAATATTATTTATCTTTTATCTATTTAGTATTTTTTCGTTCTTAACTCACCATTGATCAAATGGTATATTTAGTTCATTTTGTGAATTCATTGGATTATTGATACCATAATCAGGAACATAGATATCAGTTGGTAATTCAGGATTATGATCAGGCATGAACCCAACATTCATTGGCATATTCATATCTCCCTTCATTTTATTCAATACTTCTCGTTTTACGTCAACATTGAATAAATCAGAAAAATAATCTTGTGTTGTCAACCAAGCAAATGAAACTAATGTCATGACTATATCATCATGCTTATTTTCTTCTGCTTCATAACTCTTTCCTTTTTTGGAAAATGTATTAAGTTCTTCGATTGTATCAAAATCTTGAATTTCTAATTTATCACTTTCAATCAATTGTTTTAAGTTTGAACATCCTATCAATTTAGATTTTTTTGTCATTCTTAACCCAAAATCTAAATTCTTACTCGATATACCTAATTCATTATCACCATATTTAATAGCAGATGTAATAATATTATCATATTCATAATCATAATATATCGTTGATCCTACTTGTGCTCCAATGCTATTTGTTTCCACTAATACATATGCCATATTGAATTTATGTGCTAATTGTATGACAATTTCAGGCAATAATAATACAGGAACTAAATTATTTTTATATACTGCAACCTGTTTATATGGAAATTCTGTAATATCCATAACATTACAAACACTAGAATCTATACCAACACCCTCAGATGGATCAACAGTTATAACATAATTATGTCCTTTTTCTGGTTCATTATATTCGTTATAATTTTCATCATCATTTTCTAATGAATCAACCCATGTAAGTAATTCAAGTTTATTACCATCAATTAATGTACCACTTGAACCATAAAACTTATTACCATATTCCTGATCAAATCTTTTTTGACCAATATTTTTAATGGTTTCAGTTTTCCATGCTTCATCATAATGTGGAACTTCCCACCAATCTACCCTTGACGGATGAAAGGTATTATGTCCCAATTTCGCCTCTTTCCACAATTTATAAAAAAGGTTAATTCCATTTGGAGTAGATATTAGAATAATCTTTGATTCTTTACCAGATGATACAACAGGATATGTTGATGTATAAAAATCTTCAAATCCATCAATGAACCCAGCTTCATCAACCATAACCATGTTGAATGAAAATCCACGAATAGTGTCAGATGTTGTTGATCCTGCTACAACAGTTGACCCATTACCCAATTCTACACTTGATTTATTCCATTCCACAACCCCAGGTTGTAAGAAAAATGGTAATCCTTCATACATCCTTTTCATTCTATGTAAAATTTCTCTGGCAGTTTTTGCTTTATTTGCAACCAATGCCACGGATTTATATCCATTGAATACTAAATAATGTATTAAAAATGCGGCCGTTGTAATAGTTTTACCAGTTTGTCTTGATGTTAAGACAATATTAAACCTATTATTTGAATAATCATTTAATAATCTTTCTTGATAATCTCTTAATTCAAAATTAACTAATCCTTCGTCTAAGGACACGATTTTACAATACTTCTTTGTGAAATATATAATATCATCACGACATTTTCTATATTCCGCTTTAAGTTCTTTTGTATATGGTTGTTTAATTCCAGCTTTTTTTAGTTTTGGATTACCATTATAAAAATTGTTTATCTGAGCCATTTAAAAGCCCTCTGAACCTTCACTCATTAGTCATTCTCCAATTCTTTTTGTAGATCCTCAGTTGAACCTACATACACATAACTATTATTTTCTTGATGTTGTTTTTGCTCTTTTTCCTCTGTAATCTCTTTCGTATCTTTGTGAATTTCCATCAATGCTTTATTCATATCAGTTAATGTTTTCATATATCCGGATAATACTTCATATGCTCTCGGACTTTCTGATTCTTTGGTAACTGCAATTAAATCATCAATCATAACCGTACCCTTAGTGATCATTGTTTTCATTGATTCACGGGTTGCATTATAATCATCTAATGCATTTTCTTTAATACTTGGATGATGAATAATTGGTTCAACTTCAATTATATCAATTTCTTTATTTTCAACTTCATCTAATTCATTTTGAACATCATCAGTCATATCAAAAAAATCATCTATTTTATTTTTCATTGTATATCAATCTCCGTATCTTCACCCGTTGTATTAGGTATAGTATTTTCTTCTTCATTATCAATAGTTACCTTAACGTCATAATCATCATTGCTGTTTGCATTAATTGGATCTAATTCAGCAATTACACGTTCATAAAATGCACCACTTTCTAAATCTCTCATATTAACATTAGCCTTTCTAATAATTGAATTGTCTCTATAATTGGCATACAAATACGCTTGTGCAGTAAATGTCAATGACCAAAATACGGTTCTTCTATCATCAAATACACCTTGACTATCAATTTCATAATTAGTATCACTCAATGTAATTGGTATATTTGTATTGATATCCAATGGTTCCATATCAATTATTTTTAATGTAAGTTCGGGTGTAAAATAGGGGACAATTTGTTCAACAATCCTTAAACTATCATCAATTTTACGTGTGGCTATATTCAGTGTAAATTCTATATTATATGGCACTCTTTGAAACATGAATAAATCATCATTTTCTTTTGAACGCATTTTTTGAACAGTATTTTCTTTTCTTGCACTATCATAACGCATACCTGTCATTTCATAAGACATTTTAGGTAAGGTTTCTTCAATTGTTATTTTTTCATCCCCAGGTTGCTGGATGTTATTAATTCTTGCAATGAATTTTTCCTTTGTCATATATGAAATAGGCACTGGAATTTCTTGATATATTCCATTACGATCTTCACGATTGATAGATAATTCATTAAATAATGTACCAAAAACTATTACAATCTTTCTTATGGTATTATGATAAAATGGGGTTTTCATTTAAATTTCCTTATATAATAACTATTTATGAATAAATGAAAATCCAATATCATTAAATGTTTTTCCCAATGGATAATCTTTTAATGATTGAAGATATTTAGATTTCCCAATATTATTTTTTGATATGATTTTATTTGAATTTTTACACCAGTTCATAATAAGTGAAGATGAACCAATATTTAATGATGCCTCTTTGAGTGTAATAAAGTTTCCATTTGGTGTAACCCAATATCCAGAAAATTTGTAATTATTTTCACCTGATATTTTATTTTTAGTTTTTTGTGATTTGGATAAACCTTTCATTGATTTGGATATTTTATTTTTAGTTTTTTGTGATCTCGATTTCCCCAAATTATATTGATTTCCTTTATGGGTATTTGATATTTTTTTCTTAGATTCATTATTATGGTGTTTTCCATAAAAAGGGTTTTTATTTCCTAAATTATTATATTTCATTATATTTTTTGTTTCTTTGGAGTGTTTCATTCCTAAATGACCGCCACCACAACCACCCAAAACAATATTATATGTGTCTTGTCTACATATAAAATTTTCATCAACTATTTCAAATTCCTTTTCATACATTTCAAATTCATTATCATAGTTAAATAATATTTCTTTCGTGAAATTTTCTTTACCATATTTTTTTATTGAATTTTTTAAATGTTTCCCAGATCCCAAATATTCATCATTTGGGATCTGGGTTTTATGACACCCAATGTAAATTTTTCCAGTTTCAATATTTGTTGTTTGATATACAGTATAATTCATACATATATTTATAATAATTAAAAATCAAATGGGAAATTGTCTTTATTATTTTCAAAATCATCTTTAGGGTTTTCAGTTTCTATCACAATTAAATCAGATTCTTCCTGAATTTCTTCATTATCAGCTTCATCCATAGTTTCTGAGTATGAGAAATCACTATTAATTCTGTCAATAGATGCCTGACCTGTATCAAAGTTTTCATGACTATATGTGAAGTTTTCTACGGTTAATTTGTATGTGAATACTTTTCCTAATTGATAAAAAGGATTTTCATGTTCAACAAAATTGATTTCCAATAAAGAATTGGACATAGGAATGAAAATAAGATCACCTTCTAATGGTCTTACTTTTTCGGGAATTGTTTCTTGGAATCTTCTTTTAGATAATACCAATGTAGCGGTATCTTTAATAGTCATACCAAAATTGGCAAGCATGTTACCATCACCACCCCATCCATCAACAGTTTCAAGATACATTTCTATCAAGTAATTGGATGTGAATTGAGTTCTTACATCTTCACCAAAAATAGGATCTCGTTCAAGTGTTTCTCTTGGAATATATTGTAGATCCATACCATAAAACTTAATTGCTTCAATCGTTAGATTTTCAATTAATTGTTGTTCTGGTTTATTCTTGTATAAATTTAAATAATGGTTTACAGCCATGAAATGTCCCTATTGTTTTTATTATTTATAACAATAGGGAATTTCTATTAAACAGACGCTAACATATCATCCAAAACAGTAGATTGATCAAGAGCAGTAATTGCACCAGCAGTTAAAGCAACTACACCAAGACCATCACCATCACCTGTTAAATCAACAGTTGGAGTATCATAACCAATACCAACATTTGATACTTCGGCTGTTAAGATTTCACCACCAGTATCAACGGTAAGAATAGTCATTACACCACCATCACCAGATACACCAGCAACCGGATAAGTAGCACCTTCAACATAACCCGTACCAGCAGTTGAAACAGTTACAGCAACATCCAATTCACCACCAGTAACATTGTTTAAACTGTGAGTAGATTTGATATTATCAACAACGTGATTTAAACGTTCGACATATTTTGCCACATCATAAACATCAACCAATGCTTCCAATGTTGCACCATCAATCATTGGATCACCAGCCAATTCATCAATAATCATTTGTCTGTATTCACCAAGTTCTTTTGTTGTTAAAATATTTCCCATTTTTCTTTTCCTTTTAAGTTAATTTATACTATTTATTAAAATTTAAATTTCATGCTCTTTCCTAACAATTTTTCTCTTGATAGTCTTTTTAATAAATCTTTTCGCCATTGATCATATGATCCAGCATCTTTATTTAAATTGGTCATTGTGGTTAAAGCAGACGAACCAGCAACCAATTCATCAAATGTTAAAGAATCATATTTAGATTTAGACATTTGCCTTTTAATTTGTTTTACTGCATGTACCTGAGCATTAATCTCATAATAAGAAGAATTGACACCCTTAGACCCTTGTTTTAAAACATCACGATGTCCAGGTTCATGTGCTTTTATTAGCATTTTTTCAATATGTTGATTGTGAATTGAATCATCTATCCAATGAGATAATTCATGATAAATTGTACCCTTTATTCTATTTTCAGATAAATCATTCATCCATTCTTTTTTTCGACCAGAAAGCAACTCACCTGCATCATTAAAATTCATATTAGCTTGCTTTAATATTTCCAAAGCATTATCATTAATTTTTAATGATATATATTTACTAATAGGATTATAAAAATTTCCAGATTCATTTTTACTATTCATAACAATGTGAATTGGATTTAATTTATGTGCTTTTTTAGAATCAGCCGATTTTAAAAAAGCAGATGATATGACCTCTACTTTAAATCTACCATCCCATTTATCACTTCTAATATCTTTCATATATTTGGCAAAATAATTCTTATAGATCATATCAACATCTTGACCTAATCTAAAAGTCTTTTCTACTAAAAATTGTTTAAACTTCAACATCTATAACAGCCCTTTTTATACACATTAACCCCCATTTTGATACATAATAGCCCTTTTTCTACCCATTAACCAAATTCAGGTAATGGTGGAAATGTGTATTTATCTAACATTTCTTCTTCCAATCTTTCAAGTACATTTTGTGCATCATCGTATAGTTTTTCACCATCCAAATCAACAGCACCTGGAAGTTGTATACCGCCAAATTTGCGTAAATTAGCACCCCAATTACGCTGAATTAAATATGTTAAATATTCTTTTAACCATCTATCATTATACACATCATTATATTCTTCCGGATCTAATGATTTCAATGAATTAAATGCTATAAAATTTCCAACCTTAGCTTCAAATGTGGCAATGAAATTATTAATTAAATGTACTTTATGAGTGTGTCTATTAAATTGAATTGGATGATCATTAGTACCTAACATGTCCCCCATCATTTCAAGATTATTCATTGTTAGGAAAAAATCACTAATACCAAAATTACCACCACCGCCACCATGATCATTTGTACTTGATGTTGCACTTGGATTATTTCCAGTACCAATCATACCATTTACAAAAGGATTAAATCCGACCCAACTTGCTCTTGGATCACCCATAGGTTGTAATAAATTACCCATGATACCACCATCAAGAACACCATCAACATATATAATTGAATCAGGTAATGGTATATAACCATTATCCATATCATCTTGTGTGAATT